GTCTACAGGCATATATCTGTAGATATTTAATGCGCCCTCCCTATGTTTATTTATCTCTTGCACTCTTTTTATTATGACAGCTAGCACATAAGGCCTGTAAATTATTTATTGACCATACAGCACCGCCTTTGTTAATAGGTGTAATATGATCAATAGTATTAGCTGATGTATATATTCCTTTTCTCTCACAATGTACACAGATAGGCTGTTTATGTAGTATCATCTTTCTTAACTTGCGCCATTGTCTGCTGTTATAGATATATTTGTTTGTGTCAGTCATACCTTTAAAGGCTTCCTGTTTATCTTTAACATAAGTACTCCTAGCCTTAACTGCTAATGTGCTTCTATTTCCTTTAGGTATATTAGGCATCTTCTAACTTATCTAATACCATGCTTATTAAGTTCTCCATCTTTTGCTTATAGTATTCTTTAAATGATAGCATGCTATTCTCTTGCTGATGCAGTAAGTACAATGCCTCTCTTAGTCTTTGGCTGTGGCTTTTGCCTCTAATATCCTTTAGCTCTTTGGTAGTCTTTTCTATTACATCTTTCTGCTCATCGCTTATATCTCCTGTAGATAGTAATAATAATACTTCCTTTCTCCTAAAGCTAAACAGCTCAGCACATTTAGCTGCATCTATTTCAGGTGTGCCAAATGTAAGCTTTAAAGTACCATCAGCACGAGTAGCTATTGCTTCTAATCCAGCTGGTAAAGTAATTATCATATAGTGCTTATTGTGTCAATTAGTGTCATTACATCTTCATTAGTAATAACCCCTAATAGCCTACCCAATACTATGAGGCCTGTGATTATATACATTATCATCTTAGGCCAATTAACTAAACCCTCAGCATTATAACCATCATCCTTAATATTATTCTTTATTTCAGTAATTACATTACCAAATGGTAAGGCTGGTATTATACCTTTACCTATTTCTTTTATAAGGCTTTTTATTTTCATCCTTTTTTTTTTAGGTGTTGTTGTTTTTTTTGTTCCTTTTTTTTTAGTGTATTTTGCCATGTGTTCTATCGTTTAAAAAATAATTTTCAAGTGTTTCAATACATTCATCATAACCCTTACAAACTACAGCTAAATATCCACGATCTAATAAATCATCAATCCAATCTTTCTGTAATTGGCTAGGGTAGCAGTTTTTATTTAATTTTATTTCTATAAATAATCCAAAATAACCGCCTCTAGCTGAACAAATTTGTAAATCAGGAAAACCAGCAACATATCCTGTAGCTTTTGCTTTTTTTCTTTGGCTTATGTGCTTTTGGTATTGTCCTCCTAAGCTAGCACAATATCTAACATAAGGCCAACGTCTTTTAATATAATTTACAACAAATGTTTGCAGCTCTGCCTCTGTTTTATAGCTTATTGTTCCAGCCTTTAACTTCAATTTTTATATGTTTTAAAATATCATCTATTTTATGATATAAAGCCACGCATGAAGCATACATTTTAGTAGTACGATGGCTCATTACCTCCTCTATATTTACCCTCTCGCCCTCAGATCGCCTTTTTTTAAGCCCTTTAACCCAATATTTCTCAGCTTCTTTTTTGTATTTTTTTATTTCAGCTTTTGAGAGCTTAATATATTTCAAATTCCAAAAATGATTAAATATAGCATAAGTAGCCCAATCAATTTTAGGCTCTGTCATTGTCTTTCTCTCCTCTACATAGGGATTAATACAATTTTCAATAAATTGTTGCTCTATTTCGCTAATTTCTGCCTCTGTTGGCTTTTTTTCCTGTTTACTCATATTACTGCTTTTAAAGTTTTTTATTTTTTTTGCTTTATATGTTTTATAGGCTGTTAATACTTTGCCCATAGTAATAGCATCTAATTTCTGAAACATCTCTAAACCTAAATCACCAGCTACTGCTAATCTAAAAGCATGTTTTATTTCATTTGTGCTAAAATTACTAAAATTTTTTAATATCACTCCATTTAGTACACTCTCCTCTAATTCATTAAGCTGATTATCCTTTTTAACATTAAGCAATACATACAGGTAATTTACCAGCTCTATTATCTTCTCAGGACTATCTAAATGCTTAATTCTTTGCTCTCTATAATCCCTACTATAAACTAACTCCAAAGGTGCGCTTTGTGTCGAAATCGCTAGCTCGTTTTTTTTCATTTTTCTGTGTGGTTAAGTTATCTCTCTTTAGCCAATTTTTAGCTGTTAAATACAAGTTTTTATATTTAGTATTTCCTTTATAATTTTCAATTTGATCTAAAATATCATTAACCTGTTGTTTATCATACTCACTAATTAACTTATTATAATCATCTAAATTAATTTGTAAGTGTGCAAACTTCCTATATATATTTTCATTAACATTAACATTATCATTTACATTAACATTATCATTTACATTAGGTTTTGGTTTGGTTAGCTTTTGGTTTCGTTTTGGTTTTGGTTTGGTTTTAGTTTGGTTTGGCCTACCTCCTTTTTTACTATTTTCCCAGCGTTTGTGGTTAGCATCTAACTGAGGCTTTATAAGGCTAAATAAAGCTTTTTGTACAGGCTCAAGTTCTAGCTCTTTACGATCTAGCGCATAACTGCAAATAGCATAATATAAATCTGCGGCCTGTTCAGTTGTTAAACTTTTTGTGGCCTCAAAAAATGACCTGTAAAATATAAAACTATCCCTCATATTTAAGTTTTTTTTCAGTTGCTGTTATTATTTCCAAACATAATTTATAAGGTATTTTAGACCTTTCATAATTACCTTTTTTGCCCTGTGTACCTAAACCATTATTTGTTCCTCTAGGACACTTATCATGATGACAATTTTTATTACCATTAAAGCATTCTGCTTTTGGCTGCCAGCCATAAAGATTAAATATGTTTCTTATGTTATTGCTCCATATATCAGTAGGCTTTGCAGCATTATCTCCATATTTACAATACCAAATTGTAATTTTTGGTAAACCTAACATAAATGGCTGTTTTCTAAGTAAGCCTCTAGGATTCTCAATGTAATACATACATTTATAATAAGATATTAAATTCAATACATTTTTAACTAACTTATCAGACTTATAAGCAAAATGTGAAATAGGTTTATCTGTAGGCCTATGAAATCTTATACCAGCTATTGAGTAAGTAGTACATGGAGGAGATGCCCATATCATATCAGGGCTAAAAGGTATTAAATCAGGTGTGAGCTGTTCAATATCTATAGCTAAATTAATACCCTCAAATTTTTGTATATCAACGCTAAAAACCTCATGCCCTCGCTCCTCTGCTACTTTGCCTATGCTTCTAGATCCTGCAAACAATTCAAGAATTTTCATAATTTCCTTTTTTTATTACATCCTCTTTTAGCATATAAATCATATCTGTAATAGCATCATAAAGCTGATTTATAAAAACTTTATTCTGTTTCAGGTAGTCCTCATCAATTACATTTTCATACATTTTAAATGTATTTAAGACTAAATTAAATCTCTTTTTTACTATTCCTGAATGAGTACCTTTTAAATTATATAGCTGCTCGTTTAAGCTCTTAAATGTGGCCAAAATAATTAATGTATTAATAGTTTCATCTATATTATTTTTCTTATCTTTGGCTTCTAGTATTTTTTTCATAATCTAAATATTAGTATTTCTATTCAATTAACCCTAGTCTTTACTAGGGTTTTTTGTTATTATAAACTTTACGCCATCAATCTCAATAGCCTTAACTACATTGTTCTTTATCCAATTATAGACAGCTGTAGTGCTAACTCTTTGCTCATGTGCGTAAGTTTGCACCGATATTAAATTATCTGTATCTACTTTCATAATTAAAATGGTAAATCTGCTGTTTCTTTTTTGTTTTTCTTAACTTGCTTGTAATCTGTATTCATAACCCAGCTCACAAACACATCAGCTAGCTTTAATATAGCCTCTGCATCATCTCGCTGCACACATTCAACAGCTGCCTTTAAACAGCTTTGTTTTACAATCATTTTCTGTACATCATCGCCACGCTGAGCTTTTTGTATGTTATTAAAATTGCCATCTCTACTAGGCGAAGCTTTAAAATTATATACAGGTTTTATTTTAGGGAATTTAGGCTTAGATATATCATAAATATAATCTACCTGAGCGCCCTCAACAAAATGTGATTGATTTGCGCTAACACTATTATACTCGCCTACATCGCCATTCTCCATTTCTACCTCATACTTATAGAAAGTTTTACCTTGAAATTCAAATGTGCCATTAGCCTGAACAGACTTTACTATACTATTTTTTTCCATCTTTATTTAATTTTAGAGTATTTAATTGTTTAATTGTTAAATGATAAGGCGCATAAGTAATATGATTCCAATTACCTAATTTTTGCAGCCTTTTAATGTTTTCTAATACTTTATTCATCTTCTACTAATTTAATTAGATCCTGATTAAGTTTTAACGCTCTCTGTAAGTTGTTGAGCTGTCCGTTATCTCTACCACCTATACTAGAAATACAGGCAACATTAATAAGGCTGATTAATTCGAGCTGTTGGCTCTTTAGTTGTTTTAGCATTTTCTTTTTCATAATCAAAAAAATTAAGGAGGCCTAAGCCTCCATGTTAAATGCTTCCATTTTAATATCGTGAATAATTAAAATCATTTTTTCATTTCCTAATTTAAATGCTGAAGATTGCATTGCTTTGCAAGCATCAATAAAAGATAAATTTAATTCTTTTGCTAATTTTTTAATTTCTAGTTTTAGTTGTGCCTTGTTCATAATCTGTTGTTTTTATTAGTTTGATGTTGTAAATGTACAACAATAAACTTAACTACCAAACTTTTTTTAATTTTTTTTTAATTTTTTTTTATTTAGCTCTTGTAAACTCGTGTTTGATTTTCATGTTTTCATAGTAGAATCTGAGCCACCATGCGCCTAATGGCTTGGGACTTCTTCCCCTTTCTCTATGGAAATTTTCCCCTTGTAAATACTCCTCTTTGTATGTAGGTAGACAAACATGAGTTTGTTCATCTAAATATAAACTTCCTTGCTGATTAATTCGCTCTCTGCTTATTGTCATTAGCCAGCTCTGATGTATGTGGCCACTAACACATATATTAGCATCAGGTAAATAAACTGCCTTTCTGTTTGTTTGAATTACGCCTTTAGTAACAGGAGAAGATCCTCCATAGCCATGAGTAAAATTAAGAATAACAGGCGTAAGCCTAGAGCTTCCTGATGCTTTTTTAAAGCTAAATTTTACATAGCCTGTATAAAGCCCTTTTGTAAGCTTTGTGCCATTCTTATAATTTAATGTAGTAACAAAGCGCTCTATTAAATCTGTTTCATGATTTCTCCTTATAGCGCTCTCATGGTTTCCCTCAGCTACAAGTGCAAACATATCAGCATAAGGGCTAAACCAATCTACAGCTGTATTAACTACAGCATCCAAATAATTATCAACCTGATGAATAGCTCTAAGGTCTGTCTTTGAGGCTCGCCTATCATATTTGCCTTGCATAACACAAAATAAATCTCCAAAATCAAGTATTTTAGCATTTCGCTCTCTTGCCTTGTCTAAATGTGTTTTTTGCAATTTCCAATCTGAATGTGGATTGTCCCAATGCCTATCAGATGAAAGTAGATACCACTGCTCCCAGCCAGCTTTATATTCATGGTCAATAACTAATACTTGTGGACTTATTCTTTTTATTTTAGGCATTATTTAAAATGATTAAGTTAAAGCCATCAGGAGCAACCTCTAAAAGATGCCGCATTGTACGCCTAGAATGCGTTATATCACATTCACCATCTTTATTAATATCATAAAATTTATAGCCTACAGCAATACATCCTTTAAGCTGTGTATAATAATTAGCTGGATGAATTAAAATGTAATCTCTGTTTTCAACATTTTCTACAAGATAATGCTTATCATATTTTTCTGATGTTCTAGGCTTAACATTATATTCTCCTGTAGGAATACAGCTCTCATTTCTTTTATTATTCTTATCAGGCAGCTCTAAGGTGCAACATTCATACTCCATATCTAAACCATCAAATATAAATAAACGCCCTAGCGTTTGCTTTTTATTTTCGTTTAGTCTTATAAGCACCGCTCGTTTCATTTATAAAGCTTTTTCTTAATATCTTTTATATCTTCCTTTATTTCTAATAAATCCTGTTTTGTTGTTGCTATAGTTTGCAAAATTAAATCATTCTGCATATCAAATTCAACCCTAGTTACTTCAGGCTGAATAGGAATAGGGAGTTTTTTAGCTTCTTCTATATCTTTTTGCAAAACAATATACTCTCCTACAAGTAAGGCAATAATGCCTCCTATAGTTATAATATTTTTTAAGCTTATATTAAAGGTTTGTTCTTCCATTTTATACTTTTTCTAATGTGAAATAACCTCCATAAATTGCATCTTGTACAGCTGTTACTTCCATTCTAACTACATAATATTTTCTAACATCAATAGTCTCAGGCGTATTTAAGTTTAAATTTGAGTTTGTAGTTCCAGCGCTACCTATTGAATTAATAGTATTATTCGTAACAGATCCTTTTTCTAATACAAAAACCTTATTTACATTGGCATACAATATAACGCTAGTTATTTTATAACCTACAGGCAAATTAAAAACTCCCATTATATCGTTTGCCCTACTATCATAAGTATTAGCTATAACATCGCCAGCTAAAGTTCTTGTATAAATATTAACATTACTATTAGATGATAAATTAAAATCAGATGGATTAAAATAGTACAATAATTTATTTGCTGTTGTGTCCCATTTCGTACGATAACCTATGTTACCACCCTCAAAATGACCTGTAACACTTAGAGCATTATCTGTGCTATCATAAGTGAAATCGCTATCAGCACCAAATGCGCCATTGTTATTAAATTGTACTTCTGTATTTGATCCAGCTGGAGAAGCACTACCACCACTCGAATTTATTGTAACTGCACCTGTTCCACCTGTTGGAGAAATACTAACATTAGTACCAGCTACGATTTGTGTTACTCCACCGCCACCGCCACCTGTGATAACATTTGATAAATCATAACTAACAGCGCTAATAATTGAGCCTATTGGATATTTTCTACCAGCAGTAAAAGAATCTACATCAGCATTAGTTGCGCCAGCTGCCGCACCTCCATCTGCTGTAAGTGTTAATGGATTAGATCCATCAGGCAAAGTTAAAAGCAATTTTTGATTGTCATAAATTTGACCTCTTAAAACAAAATTAACTTTTGCATAAGTTGTTTGATGATTTATTTGAGTTGTAGTAAAACCTAGAGCATTACTTTTAATTGTTTCTTGAAATAATGCACTATTATTAGCTGGCCTACCTCCATCTGCTGGCCCTCCTGTTGTTGGATCAACAGGATCATACTCTGTTGTATCTTCTACTACAATAACAGGCGGAATATCCTCGTTTATTTTAAACCATTCTCCGCTTAATTCATCTGATGCGGCTTTAAATGTACCTCCTAAAAATCTATAATACTTAAAATTGCCATCATTATTATAATCATATTTGATAGTATTTAAAGGGCTTATTCCTGATGATTTTATTGTTCCCTGTAATATTTCTAATGGCTGTGATTGTATTTGCAAAAATTCATTTACTAAGAGCTGAGATGCGTTTAAAGGAGTTGCTGGGCTTGGGTTTCCTCTTTGTAGGCCTGTTATTGCTTTAAAAACATTACCATCCAAATAATTTATTGAGTATAGTTGATTTGCTGCGCTTTGTCCTAATGCAACATCTCCTAAATCAAAAGTTTCAACCGCCTCATGTGTTGATTGGCTCGCTGTGTATATTATACCATCTGAAACATCAGCATCAAATACTAAATTTTGTTCTGTTGGTATTAAAGTTATGTTTTCGCATTCTGTGCTAGAGTTTACAGGGCTTGGATCATTAATATCTGCATACTCCCACGAAAAATTAGGATTGTTAGCTGATCCTGTATTAGTAACTTTGGCCTGATAATAATCATTTGTAACATCAAATTCTAAACTAATTTGTCCGCTCATTTCAGGATCTGCCACCTGAGCATTTATTTTAAAATCTGTTGTATAAGTAACATAATTGCTTATTGTGCTTCCGCTTACCTGTGTTGGCCCTGTACTACCTCCAAAAGAATTATTAGGGACACTATTAAAAACTAAACCAACGCAAAATGTACTATTATTAACAGGTAGATCCATTTGTGCTGGCGCATCATAACCTCTACTAATTGTTATAGATGTAGGAGCTGTTGTCCATGTAAGCTGTGTATCATTAGGCAATGATCTTAAATATTTTGTAGTACTACCATCAGTAATTTTTACTGTCAATACTCCTACGCTTGTAACACTTCCATCGATTAGCTTCCATCCTGAGTAATTATTTACAAAATTAAAATTACTTTTTAATAGTCTTTCGGTATGCTTTGCATAAAAATCTAAAGTTAAAAAACCATCTTGCTGGGATTGTATAGAGCCAGCATCAAATTCATTAGTTAAATCAGTTCCTGATGGAATATCAAAATTTGAAAATCCAGCAATATGATTAACAAACACTTTTTTATAAGCTGGCTCAAATGTAAATGAACTACCAGCTAAAAGATCATTTGTTACAAGACTTAAATCTAATCTAGGTAAATATGATACTTGTATTTCATTATTTGAGGGATTTTGTCTATAATCCCAAACATTTATAACTCCATTAGGATCGGCTGCAAATGAGTTTTCTTGAACAAAATTATATTTACCATCAGCTAAAAAACCAACCATCCCAAAAGCCTTTAAAACACCATTTAAAATATCTACAGGATTATATTCTATTGCTGCATGATTAATCATACCAGCTAAAGCTATTTCATCTGAATTTGTTGCTGGAATTACAAAACCTTTTTTAACATAATAAGTAGATGCTGCATTAGCTGTAGCGCTGTAATCGTTTGGCTGCCACCAATCTAAAATAGTTCTCATAATATAAGCATCCTCAGGAGCTGGGCTATGATTATGGCCGCTAGTACCTAAATCAATTATTTTCATATCTTCTAAAAAATCAAAGAAAATATTTTTTATACTATGAGCGCTAAGTTGATCCCCTATAGAGCTAAAAACCTTTTTTTCACTTTTTGCGTAAAACCCATAACTATCAGTAGCTGTTAATTTATAAGTATATGGATAAGATACATTTTCAATTTGGTCAAATGCTGGCTGTACCCATCCAAACCAAAATAAATCTACACTTTTATATATTCTAATAAAAAAGGCGTTTGTTCCTCCTGATAAAGATTCTTTTAAAAAAGCTTCATCATTATCATTTTGAACTAAATAATTTACAACACATTCAGAGCCTAAAAAAGTTCTGTTTCTAGTTCCTCCTGAGCCATTCCATTTAATAGTGAAACCATCTCCTGATGTTTCAAATCTTTCAGATGGACTAAAATATTTTAAAACTTGTATATCCTGAATATAACCATCAAATTGAGAAGTGCATACTATTTGTAAAGCTCCTCCACCAGCAACAACTTCAAAAGAATGTGCCTGATTAAGAGTTAATGTTGGCCCTGATACGCCACCTAATTTAACTATAACAGCTCCATTTGTTCTACCTTGAATACTTATTAAAACTCTATATTCAACGCCACTTTCTAATAAATTTAGATCGGTATCATAAATTAAACTAGCATTATTTCCAGCTGTATGCTTTGCTGAGCCTCCATAGCTTGAGGAATATGACCAATTTGCCGCATTATTCCATTGATTAAAACCAGCTACAGATGAAAATTCACGAGCAGCAGCATTTGGAGGGTATAGTGTTTGTGTGCCATCTGCATTTCTATCAGCATGATTTTTCTTCCAAATTTGAATAGCCCAATCATTATTCTTATCTGATCTAAACGTATTAAATTTATATTCTCCAAATTCTAAAGCCATTATCTTCGCTCTTTTCTTCTATTTGCTCTATCGAATACTATTAGTAAATCATCTCCTGTTATTCTTACATCAGGTATTATTGCGCCTCCTCCTACATTTTGATTTGGTATAATTGTTCCTGATTGATTAGGCATAAACATCTCAGGGCCTTTTTCTCCTACCATATAAGGCTGCCCAGCCACTACAGAGCCACCACTTGCTTTACCTGTTAGCGAGCCTGTAAGCAAGCCTATAAAATCAGTAGAGCCTCCAGCTGCTTTAGCGCCTCCTAATCCTGTAAAAGAAAACAAAGCTGCTAATACAGCTGCTTTAACAATCATAGCCATAATTTGCTTAGCCAAATCTTTAAATATTTGTCCCATACTAACTAAAAAATTCTCTCCACTTACAACAGCATTAGCAAAGCTACCAGCAAAATCATTAGCCATAGCATACCCAAACTCTTTAGTAGCATCTCTTAAAGCAAGAGTTTTCTCTTTTAAAGCTACTAAACTACTTCCGTAAGTTGTATCTATAACCTCTGCCTCCTCTTGCATCTCATCAACATCCATTTCAATTAAATTAACAGATCCTGATGCAGTAGAGTTTTCTCCTGTTTGTGCTGCGCTTAATTGTCCGCCAACACCTAAACCACTACCTAAGCCAAATAGAGATTCTTTAGTTTTTGTTGCTGCATTACTTATAGCTCTAGTGAAAGAGCCAAATTCAGTTTTATAATCTTTAGTCTCAACCTTTAACTGCTCTAAGCCCTCAGCCATATTTTCAAAAGGATTGCCTATTGGCTCTTTTCCAAAGTAATCAAGTACTTTATTAAATCCTTTTATAATTAAGCTATATGGATTAAATTCTATAAACCATTGGAGCATCTGAACTAGAGCATTTTTCCACCAACCAACATCTGAAAACCTTTCTTTAAAGGCTTGCATATTATCAACAACATATATAACAGCAGCAGTTAAGGCAGCTAAACCAGCTACAACAGCGCCTAATGGACTCATAAAAAACCCTACAACAGAGACTAAAGTACCAAATAAAGTAACCATAGGGCCTATAGCTGCTAATACTCCTCCTAATGTAACTATAGCTATTTTTAAACCTCCATCTAAATTTTCCCAAGCTGCTAAAGTTTTATCAAGGAATTTAACTAAACCATTCAATAAAGGCATTAGCATTTCGCCTATTTTTTCCATTATATCGCCAAACCTGTTAGCAAGTTGTTTAAGACCTCCAGCACCAGCTTTAGCTGCCGATCTTGCTTGGCCCTCAAATTGTTTAGATAAGCCCTTAACAGCTGTTTCTAATCTTTCTTGACTGCCTACAGCTCCTGTTATTTCTACCCCATACCTTGTAAGGGCGTTTGTACTACTACCAACAGACTTAGCTACTAAATCAGCTGCCGCCCTAAGATCCATTCCTTTAGTGGTAGCCATGTCTTGAATGAGAGGAGTTAATCTTTTAACAGCTTCTTCCTCTAAGCCCATACTTGTAAGCATGGCCTGAGCTGCCATTGTTTCCTCATCTCCAAATAAAGTAACTTTTTGTAATTCTTGTGCCTCTTTTTTTAATCTTCTAAAGGCTTTCATGTTACCATTTAGAGACCGAGACAATTTAGCTTCGGCTTGTGCTTGTGTATCAAATGCTTTTACTGAGGCCGCTGCGAATGCAGTTAAAGGTGCTGTAAGGCTCATGGTTAAAGCCTTGCCTGTTTTCTTTAATGAGGCTGCTGTTTTTTTAAAGCCCTTTTGTGCTAATTTCATTTTAGACTGAAAGTCTTGTATATTAGCTCCTAGCTTTATATTTACATTTTTACTCATCTTTATTTAATGCTTTGCTTCTCTGTTGTAAATATGCTAATCTTTCTTTAGTCATTTTAGGCTCAGTATTATTTTTTTTGTCCCATTCAAAAGGCCAAAGCTTCTCAGGCCTCATGCCTTTCCCTTTCTTTGTGTGCGGTGTTATTAAAGTTGTAGCAAGTAGCCTAAACTTTTCCCACAAACTCCTATCTCTCTGCTTTTCTAATTTTTCAAAACCTGTTAATTTGTTTTCAAATTCTTTAGGCGTAAAATCATCTAATTCATCAGGAGTTAAATTAAGCCAACCAAAAGCAACAGCCTCTAAATCATCATAAGTGTTAGAGGCTTGCCTTTGTTCTATTTTGCCTTTTTTTTTCCTTTACTTTTTGTAGGCTTTGCTAGGCTGTCCTGAAATACTTTAAGAACTTTGTTCATCGCCTCCTCATCTTCATCTAATAAATCAGCTACATCATCAATAGTTAAAACAAACTCTTGTTTCATTACTCTAGCGCCATCTTTTAAGCCAGCCCATACTAGAGCTAAAGCTTGCGTCATAGTCATGTTATCGCCTAAACTTCCTAAATCGCCTAAAGTTGTACCTGTAACATCGCTAAAAGCTCTAAGAGCTGCAAAGCCATATTTTACAGGGTAATCTTGACCAGCTATAAAAATAGGTGTTGCTTTCATTATACGTCAATTTGTGTTAAACTTCTTGCACCAGCTAAAAAAATTTGATATTCTGCTCCTACTTCTGTTTGTCCTTTTAAATTTAAAGAAATAACTCTTACTTGACCTAAATAATACACATTATTGTGAGCAGCATTAGCATTTTTAATTTCAAATTTTACTGAATATAAATTATTATTTTCTAACTCAGTAAAAAAATCAATATAACTCCCGAATAAAGGGTTTTGTTCATTTTGATATAAAGCATCACATTTGATTGACCAATTACGACAGCCTAAAATAATCTTTTTCCACCCCTCACTATCTTTATTAGTTTGATCTATTATTTCTGAATTAATTTCTAGCTCAAAATTAGTAGCATAGGCTACATCTCTCCAACCTAAAAAAGGCTTGTTTATGCGTAAAACTAACTCTGATCCGTTTAAGAGACCTGTTGCCATTTATTAAGCATCAGTTTCTGTTAGTTGCCCTGTCCCTGTTAATGTTACTGAAAATGTAGATTGATCCTCAGTACCACCATTAACTGATAAAGATGTAACAAAAGCCTCTCCAGCATAATACTTATTACCTGTGCTAGCACCTGTAACTGTTAATTCAACATGAACATGAGTTCTTTCATTTGTTCCTCCTAAATGATCCCAAAAATCAATAAAAGCATATTTGCCGCTCTCTACTTCATTTTGATATAAAGCATCAGAGGACACACTCCAAGAACGCAAACCGCCCTGTATTTGTTTCCAGCCTCCGCTGTTTTTATTTGTTATATCTATTTCATCCATAGACACTTCTAATGAGCAAGATGTTGAAAAAGCAACAACAACCTCATTACTATTACTATCGCCTACTTTTAAAAGTAAGTCTGTTCCATTTACTAAACCTGTAGCCATTTTTATTTATTTATTTTTGTTTGCAATTTACAATTTTTTTTCGTTTATAGCAATACACGAGCCTGAAAGCTAAGCCTTTTGCTATAATATTTTCTAGCTAAATTATAATCTTCACTAGCGCTTTCTAAGGTAATACCATTTATAAGAATGCCACCAATATTATCAGGATGCCTACCATTTGCTGCTTTTTGTAAAGCCTGTGCTGCATTATCTGCTAAAAAAACACTATCTCTATAATTTTTATGAATACACTCTAAAGTAAAATCCACTATATATAAAGGAGCAGTTTCTGCTCTCAATGTTCTTTTAACATTTACAGGATTAACTGCATCTAATTCATATAATACAGCAGCATTAGCATTAGCTTTTTCTTTTAAAGGAGCTGGCTGAATTTGACTAGATGTCATGCCGCTCACAGCTAATAATTGTGAATTATTTTTTAATATGTCAAATATAGCCACTCCTATTTTTAAGCCCTCTGTTGCACTCATAACTTTAGCTTTCTAAGTTTCTTATCTAATAATAATAAAATTTCTTTTCTTAGTTTAGATTGTGTTTGTGTTTTATTTTTATTATAAGCCTTTTCTATATTTTTTTGAGCTTCATATTCAACATCATAAACTTGATCTCCTACCTCTACTAGATGAGCATGATAACCCTTAAAACTACCATAATAACGAGGCCCAATTAATATAAAAGGAACACCTTTTTTACTTCTTATTCCTTTTATAATTCCTATAGATTTTGATAAGTTTTTAGTAACATCATTTATATTACCTCGAATATCATTTATAAAAGGCTTAGCTAGTTTTTTAAGACCTTGCTTTATTACGCTATCTTTTAAAGCGTTTTGGCCTAAGTCTTTTAAAACTCTATCTAGCTCTTTATCTCCTGTTATTGATGTTGTAGGTGTTATCATTAATCTGTATATGAACGAGCTTTTATAACAACATATTGTTCATTTGCATGACCTTTAAACATAATTTCAGACACATCAAATGTTATTGAATTATAAACTATTTTATCAATTCTATCTATAGATTGAGTAATACTATCTTTTCTAAAAGTAAACTCTGCATTTTTTTGTAAAGTTAATGTTTCTCCCTCTATTTTTTCTGATCCAGCTAACCATTTTACTTTACCATATCTAGTGTAATCTGTAGAAGAATCTTCTACAAAACTCCCATAATCTGTTTGCTGTGTTTCGCCTTTTATTGTTATTTTTATTTTATGTCTAAATTCGCCAGCATTCATTACCAAATATAATTTTTATATTGTGTTATTATATGCTTATAACCTAAAGGCATTTCATCCACTTTTAAATAGCTTACAGGGCTTCTATTGTCATAAAAATGTTGGATAAGCATATACATCGCTATTTTTAATGTTCTAACTACATCCGCATTTTGTGGCTCTACATCATATTGTATTGATAAAGCATTAGCTCTGTCATACATTGTAAATGTGTTGTAAAATTGTACCACAGGAAGCCCATGATTATAGCTAATTTTATAATCAGTTTGATCCGTTAGCGATTGGCTAACATTATTTGCATCTGCATATTTAATAATTGGATTATTAATTTTACCAGCATAAGACAAACATAAAACATCATTTTCAGGCCAATCTCTATAATACTCTGTTATAGTAGTATCTACTACAACCTGATTAGTATCTTTTAGCACTTGCATACGAGCTATCTTTATAAGCTCTGTGATATAAGAATCATCATCATTAGTTGCTACTCTCAAATAATCTTTTGCCTCTTGTAGGCTAATTAATTCAGTCCCTGTATATAAATCTACTTTCGCCTGTTGTGCCATAGTTTTTTTTTTATAAAAAAAGGGAGTAGGAATTAACCCACTCCCTTATAAATCAATCAAATTACTAATTAAGAATCAGTATCTACAAAGAATGAGAACGCTTTATCAGGTCTCGCCACCAATCCATCTAATAGATTAGTAATAACCAAGCGCCCTATACCTCTTGATGCAGTTGTATATGGATCGTATAAAATACTCATACCTCCAAACTGACCTAAGTGTATATCACTCATATCTCCAAATAAAACATAATCTCCAGCGCCAGCTGATCCATTTGCTGCTTTACCTAAGTTAGAAGATACTTTGAATGGATAAGTGTTTATAGTCTTTTGGAAATTGTCCATGTAACCATCAACATAATTATTAGATGCTAAGCCTTTAGCAGCACCTAAACCACTTGCATTAAATATGTACGCCATTCTAGCAGCAGACGGATTAACATCATTTGCTAAAACATTAGCCTCACAGTTTAGCACATCTTCAATAGCCATAGCTGTAGCGCCTGTTGTTCCTGTAGCAGCATCTAAAACAGCTTTAAATATTGAATCAGGCCCTTGTGCGCCTGTTGTAGATGTTTGGTCTGCTGCTGCAAGTAAGTTAGCCTCAAATTGAGCCATAACTGCTGTAGCTAAATTACGCTGTAGAGCTGCCTCTACTGCTGGGTTTTGCTCCATCAATTCAGCGCTCATAGATGCTAAAGAAATAATTTTCTTTGGAGAAAGGTCTTTCTTAGTTATTGCACCACTTTCAGCTGCTTCCGTTGTTCCTGATGTGTAGCCACTTTCAGAAACAAATGATGCAGTACATGAGCCAACAATAGGAAATCTGCGATCTGCTTGTAAGCCTGTGTAAAAGTTAGCTCCAGCTGATGCTAAAACAGAATTTGCTTGTAACTCATCAATAAAAGATGCTACTTCAATCCCTTTAGCATTTGCAGCTGTGTTTAAAGCTCTACTTTCTAAAACTGCTGATGGAATAGCAATACCTCTATACATAGCGTTTGGCGCTTCGTTTCTAGCTTCCTGATCCATCTCTTTTACAATACCCTCTACCACTCCTGTATAAGCTGCTTTTGCTGCTGCTCCAAAAGAGAATTTTCTAAGGTCTTTGTCAGTTTCTTTTACATCTTGCGTAGAAAATGATACAGGTGTATTGTTTTTAGCTAGCTCTAAAGAACGCTCTAAGCGATCAATTCGAGATGCTAAATCGTTTACATTTTTTTCAGTAGCATCAAAAGCCTTTTGCTCATCTTCTGTTAAATTACGATCTTCAGCCTCTGCTACATTAATAAGAGCTGTCATTTCATCTAATGAAACTTGGCGCTCCTCTCTTAGTTGCTTTAGTGTTTTGTTCACTTTTTTAATTTTAATAGTTTTAATTTACTCTTTCGAGTTTTTACATTGTCCTTTGTTACTTCTTTATGATGGTCTAAAGATCGGACTGCTGCGCTAGTTTGTGGATAAGCTGGCCTAGTAACTAAGCTAACATCTATTAGCCTTTTTACTTCCTTGACTTCTCTAACAAAACCTGTCGCATCTTCTTCCCATTTATCTTTATCTACATAAAAACCAAAGCTCATTTTGGAGATGTCCCCCCTCTCCATAAGCTCAATGGTATCTTTTGCAGCTTGTGTTTTTGGCATAGTTATTTCAGATACTAAACCTCTCTCATCTACTGAAAGCTTTAAAGTGCCTGAGCTTGTTCTACCAAATACTATATTATTATCATGATTTAATAAAGCCACTACATCATTATCTAAAACTTTATCAAATGCTCTATTATTAATCTTTTCCTTAAATCCTCCTAAATCCTCGCTTAGTTGGTCAAATACAGCAGCATAACCTCTAACAATAGTATCTCCTGTTTCTGTTTTTTCTGCTCTTAGCTCAGAGCATTCAAATTGTCTTATTTCTAAATCTTTACTCATCGCTTTGCTTTTCATTTGTTGCTAGCATATTCATAGGCACATAATACTTATCTCCATCTACGCTATCATTCATATTTTCCTTTCTTCTTATCTCGTTTGGACTAATTGCACCAATGGCAAACAGCTTAGCATAATACTCAGCTCTACTTTTGCTGTCTCCTCTTAATAATGCGTTAGTGTTAAATTCAAAATAAGTAACTCCTTTCTCATTTTCAAATATTAGCTTTTTATTAAATTCCTGTTCTATCTTTTTTAGCATAGGAGTTATACAAAAATTAAGATATTCAATAGATTGATGCTCGATGTTACTGAATGTGGCGCGATCGAGATCAGCCAATAAATGCGGTGGTACGCGAAAAATACGAGCTATCTCTAAAATACTAAATTTACGAGTAGCTAAAAACTGCGCCTCATCAGGTCTAAGCTGAATAGGCTTGTATGTCATACCCTCCTCCAAAACTGCTGTTTTAAATGATCCACCATAGCCACTATGATAAGTTCGATGCCATTGTTCACTTAAAGACTTCATGGCATCAGCGCCTAATTGTGCTGGATGTTGTAAAACACCTCCAACCTTTGCGCCACTCTCAAAAAATTCTTTACCATAAGTCTGAGCTGCTATACCAAGAGCAATATTATCTTTAGCTGCTGAAATTCTACTCTGCCCAACAATACCATCTAAGGCCATGTCAGGTATATGTATAATATCAGAAGCATCATAATTACCCTGTTCTTTTACTTCATAAATAATACTATTTTCCTTAACTACTATTTTAACATCATCAGGATGTATTAAATATAAAGCTACAGGCAATCCTCTCTGATTTCTTTGTATATGTGCATAAGCGTTACCATATAACAAAAGTGTATTTATTAAAGTTTCAAAAAATATGTACTTTGTTTGTATATGATTAGGCTCGCTATTACCTAAATTATATAAAGGGTTTTCATAATATTTTTCTCTGCCTTTATCAGTAACTTTATATAAACAAAATGGCAGTTGGCTTATTGTTTCGCTTATTACTCTAATAGCTGCATAAACTGCGCTAAATGTTAAGCTAGTCTGTGGATTAACAAGAACATTTTTTCCTTGTATATTTCCTAAAGCATAATCTATATAACTTCGCTCCTCAGGCTGTTCTTTTTTAGCTCTGAATATGTCAAAAAACCCCATTAAAAAATATTTTTTTTGCAATTTACGAATATTTTTACTATAAAGCAATAGCCTAAATAGTAAAAAAACCCTTGTTATCTCGCTTATATTTACTTACAATAGGAGCTTCAGAGTACATCTCCTCTCCTACTGCCATACATAAAGCCATAATTGTATCTATTTTATCAGAGCTTTTTGCCTTGTTTGGCTTAATATTTCCAGCTGGATCGCTTTCTAATTGTACATTTGCAAACTGCCATCTTATCACAGGATCGTTAAAATATATAAAATCGCCTGTCATTACTTTGCTCTCTATTTCTTTAGCTGCTGGGCTTAACGATTTGTAACCCATACCGAATGCACTCATTTTAACACCCTCCTCTATACATTCTATAACTAATTGGCTACTATTCCACCTATCAAAAGCTATACTTTGCACCTTATACTTATCACAGAGCGCAAATATTTTAGCTTTTACATAATTATAATCAGTAACATTACCCTGAGTTATCTCTAAATAATCTGCAAATTGCTGATAATTTACGCCATCTTTGCCGCCTGTTCTACCCTCATATTTATCTTCAGGTATAAAAGTCCAATGCTTACATATAATTTTTTCGCCTATTCGCCAAACTAAAACTAAGCTAGTTAAATCTCTTACCGATGCTAAATCTAATCCACCATAGCAAGGACTATTTAATAAAACCTCCTCGCTAATAGTTTCATCACAGGCTAATATATCTTGATCTGATAGCCATGCTGTCTGTGATCCTGTCCACAAGTTTAAATGTAGGCGCTTAAAAATGTTTAAATATGAGGGCTGAGCTAGAGCTTTCTTAACTTCTCGCTCCATATATGAACGCTTTAAAGATACATCTAAACTTGGATTAGCTTTTGCCCATGTTTCAGAATCACTTATATCATCATCTTCATCAGCCTCATATACTACAGGTAAAAACTGCTCATCTATTAAACTACCATCTTTTACACGCTTTGCATAATCATACATTTTATAACACGCGCTAAATTTGTCATATCCAGCGGTAGTAATAGCTATAGATAGAGGGCTTTTTCTTGCTCCTGTACTTGTTTCTAGTACTTGCCAAAGATTCTCAGTACCATCATCACGCATACCATGTAGCTCATCATAGATAAAAGCGCTAGTATTAAAGCCATGTTTTGTGCTTGTTTCTCTACTTATGGCCTTATAAAATGAGCCTTGTGCATTATATACAATACTATTTTTAAATATTTCTACATAGCTTTCTAGCTTTGGATTGTTTTTAACCATGTCAGCTACTACACTATAGACAATCTTTGCCTGTTCTTTGTCATTTGCTGCGCTATAATACTCTGCTCCGTACTCCTGATCTAAATACAACAATGTTAAAATTATTGCAGCTGCTAGAGTACTCTTTCCGTTTTTTCTAGGTAAAAATATAAACGCAGTTCTATACTTTCTGCTGTCATCTTCCTTATTTTTCCAACCAAATAAAGGCTTTATTATTTGTTCCTTTTGATATTCCTGTAGTATAAAAGGCTTTTTTGCTAGCTCGCCCTTTGTATGCGTTAGATGTGTTTCTATAAACTTAACAGCCTTGTTAGCTGTTTCCTCATCAAAATAGTATTTACTCATAATTTAAAAGTATTATCTACAATCTCAGGAGCGTTTATTCTAGTCCTAGCTGATGGAGTTAGCCCAAACTGACAAGCTATTTTTAATGCTTTTGCTAGAGCATCGTTTGCTATTCTTTGCTCAGGCTTTGCCTGTCTTTTAGTTAAAGCTCCATCTTCATTAAAAAACTCATCAATGCGCCCTAGTGTTTTTAGCTTCTGCTCCATCTCTACATATAAGCCCATCTCATTAGCGTAAGCAGTAACTAAAGATAAGTCTACTAAATGCAGCATCCTCTTGCTGTGTAGCTCTGTGCAAACTATCTCATACTCGCGCTGTCCGTATTCGCTTAACTGCATAGGTGCATCAGGAATGTTAGCAAGCCTACTAACTTGCATCTCATTCTCATTAACTCTACAAGGCTGATCTGTGCCAGCCATTCGCTTTAAAGCTGTTGGTTTTGGAGGCCTGCCTTTACCCATTATCAAATATTATCCCTACATAAAGAATTAAAAAAAACAAGCGTAATTCAATTACATTAACATCCTCAATTTCATCAATAGTAACCCCTACGCAAAAGCCTTTAATTAAAGCAAATTCAATATGTATCATAAAACTCTTATTTTTGCACGCATAAAAAGAAGTT